CTGGTATCATGTATTACGCAGGTTCTTCTAGACGCTATAAAGAAAATATAGTTGATTTGGCAGTAGATTCTTCTAAAATATATGACCTAGTTCCCAAAACCTTTAAGTGGAAAGACCAAGAAGTACCTACTCCAATCAAGGAGGAATGGGAAGAGGACTCCTCTGCTGACCCTGAAACCATAGTAGGACAAATTGATTTTGGTCTAATAGCAGAAGAAGTACATGAAGTCTTACCTGAATTAGTTCGATACAATAAGGACAATGAACCAGACGCAGTATCATATAAGATTATATCAGTATTGTTAATAGAAGAAATGAAAAAACTGAGGGCTAGAATAGAGGTATTGGAGGGTGTGTAAACGTCTAAGAAACAGCAAATAGTAGAATTACGGAACTATAATCCGTTAATGAATGGGTCAGAGATAGCTAGGAAGGTTGGAGTCTGTAAGCAATACGTAAGTAAGGTTTTAAAAGCGGAAGAATTAACCAATTCCGTTCCCAGACCACGCAAACTTCCCCGCCAATGTACCCTGTGTGGGTATGCTATACCCAAAAGACAACGTTTTTGCTCCCCTAAGTGCCGGGAAACCTACTTATATCTCAGTGTAACGTGTTCCTTTTGTCATACGTCTTTTATAAGAAGGCGTTCTGATATTGCATTAGGACATAAAAGGGGGTATAATGGTATATATTGTAGTAGGTCATGCTATAATCGAGGTCAAAAAGATAGATAGGGGAGGATTATGGACATTACAGATGAGTTAATTACTCAATGGGAACCTAAAGTACAAAGATTTTTAAACACATCTTTTGTTTTGGGGATGGATAGAGAAGATTTAGGACAAGAATTACGGATTTCAATCATAAAAGCTGCGGAAGGGTTCGATGAAGCCAGGGGAACTTCGTTCCATACGTATTTACACACAACAATGGTAAACACATTACGAACTTTAATCTCTAAAGCGCAAAAACAACACGTTATTCATGAAGCAACTAGTTTAGATTCTTCTCCTGCCATGGATTTGGGCTTGGATGAGTTCAATATGGGGCACACATCGTCTAAAATTCTTAAAGCTTTAGAAGATCCCATTACAAAACACAAAGAACAAGAATTTGAAGTTCAAGATCTGTTGATCAGATCTCAATTAAATTCTTCTGAGATCAAGTTCATTAATTTACGGATTGAAGGACTGACTATGGAAGAAATTACTTCAGAATTAGACGAATCTTCGTATAAGTTACGCCATAGCTCTAAAAGAAAGCTTAGTAAGTACATATCTAATCTTAATTGGTTAGGAGATGATGATGCCGATAAAGAAAAGGGTTAAACGGGGGAAGCTTAGTAAGCCAAAGCCCTTGACAAAGCCTGACCCAAGCCTTAAACTCATGGGAGTGAATCAACAAACAAGACAAGTGTGGTTAGTTGCTGAAGTAGCGACACCCGAAGAAGCAAAAAAATTAATTACTCCCGAAGACCACACAGAATACTATTTGATGGATTCATATAATCAAGTTTACTTATTAACATAGGAGAATAAATGGAAAGTTTTGATTTTATTGAATCTGGGATTGTTTTAGGACTAACCGACTTCGACCAACTCAGAAAATTTAAGCACCCGTCTAAGGATTTTGCTAAACATAGTGATGCGTACCAATTTTTACTTAAATATGTGGATGATTACGGAGAATTTCCAACAATTTCCCATCTATGTGAAAATTATCCTACCTTAGATACATCAGCTAGTTCGTTGAATTTAGAATATGCGGTGGATAAATTTAAGAACCAAGTCTTGTATAGGCAAATAGTAAATGTGTTCAATACTAATAAAGAAGTTCTCAAAGAAAACCCTAGAAAAGCCTTTTCACAAATAACCCACAGTCTTAATGATATTAGTCTCGTTTATGATGAAGAGGTTGTCACATATAACAACGGACATTCACTCGATAGATTAGCTGAATGGGAGAACCGAACAGTTAAACGGCAGATGGGAGATGGGTTGATGGGAATTAAGACTCCCTTCAAGACTCTCAACAACCTTGGAGTAGGGTGGCTCCCCGGTGAATTAATTTCTTTGTTTGCTAGACCTACCGTAGGTAAAACATGGATGAGTGTTTTAACCGCAGCTATTGCGGCCATGTCTGGGCATAAAACTTTATTGGTATCCACAGAAATGCCCGTATCAGCTATTAATTTAAGGGCTGATGTAGTGATGGCAAATTTAATGGGGTATAAACTTTCCCATAAAGCCCTTAGAAATGGTGACCCAATAGATAAAGAAGTATATAAAGAGTTTTTGGAAACCCTTTCTAAGGAAAATTCCCCCAGTCTCCTAGTTTGTGACCACATAAATGGAGAAGGGTCTATGACGATAGAAGGTATTGCGGGACTTGTTAGAAAACATACACCAGAATTTATAGTGCTAGACGGAATTTATTTAGTTACTTCGGGATTAACTACTACCAAAGCTATGTGGGAACAATCTCATGCTTTATTCTATGCTATGAAAGGATTATGCCTTTCCCAAAATGTGTCCATGTTTGTAACTACACAAGCAAATAGAGATGCTGCAAATGTCTATGTCCCACCCCAACCTGAAACTGTAGCCTTTGGGGATGCGTTGCTTAGAGCATCTGATGTTACTTTATCCATGGCTAGGGTGGAAAATGATACCCAAAAACGGGTAATTCAATATCAAAAATATAGGGATGGGGAACTAGACATAGATATGACTCTATTAGAGTGGGATGTAGATAGGGGTTATATTGAAGAAGTGGGTAGTAAGTTTTTTGAGGACACTGAATATTAATGAATTGGGCTAATATTCTGATAGATGCAGGACTTCCAATTCCTATAGAAAAGTCTGAAGTAAGCATAGTCTGTCCCTTACATGATGATAGAGTATCCTCTTTATCTATTAACACTGAAAAGGGGTTGTGGATTTGTTTCGCTGGATGTGGTCAAGGCTCGTTGAAATATTTTCTAAGTAAGTACTGGCATATTTCTTTGTTGGATGTAGAGCAATATTTAGGAGATAAAGATGTAGAGTTAGATCTGAACTTCTTTGATAATTTTGAGTTAGAAGATGACCAAGAATTCATAACGTATCCCGAAGATTTCCAGGCTCATGACTATCCCAAATGGGCTTTGAGTAGGGGATTTTCACAAGGAGAGTTAGAAAAATGGGGGTGCGGAACAAATAGATTTAATGATTTAATCATTCCTATTTATACCCCTACTCAGGAATTAAAGGGGTGGGTATCACGTAGACCTAATGCGGTTCCTAAATATTTATATTCTAAAGGGTTCAAGAAATCTAAGTATTTATTCGGGATAAACCACATACAGCGTAGTCCCTTTGTGTGTGTTACTGAAGGTAGCTTAGATACTATGTGGCTCCACCAAAATGGATTCCCTTCCGTAGCTATCTTAGGGGCTACCTTATCCAAGACTCAGGAAGAGTTACTATCCAAACTTCCTGTTGAGGAACTGGTTATATGCTTGGATAATGATGAAGCAGGGCAAAAAGGAAAAGAGAAATTAATGACTTGCATGAGCCAAAATTTTGTGGTATCATATATAAAATTGCCGAAAGGAGTGAAAGATGTACAAGATGTCAAAACTAAAAAAGAGCTAGAAGCAATAATACAACACAGAGACATATGGTAAATTTAAAGTAAAAGGAGATTATTATGAGTGGAATAGGTAGAATTCAAAGTCTTAGGGAAGAAAGTAGGCAAGAATCGGCATCACGGTCTGAAGTACCGTTTAGAGAAGTATGGTTTAGGGATGGCGACCAAGCCTTTGTAACATCAATTGCTACGGGTGAAGATGATGATGTGAACTTAGATGAAGTATCTTTGTACACATTTAGGCAAGGTAATAGGTTTGTCAATCTATTAAATGCAGACGGTGTAGACCTTAGTGCTGTACCAGCAGATTCCAGGCCGTCCAGAAAGTTTGCCTTTTGGGGATATGTATATGAAATCATACATGCTGAAAAGCGCAAGGAGGAGTGGGAAGAAATGCAAGGCCCAGGTGGCAAGAAGATGTTCAAGGAATCAGTCAATGATTATAAGGTCATTTGCCTAGGCTTTGGTCGGAATGATTACCTGTGGAACCAGTTGGTAGATGTCTATAACGATTGGAATTCCCTAAATAAGGGTGTAATGAGGATTAAGCGTACTGGTGCTGGAATGCGTGATACCTCATATGCCATTGCTGCAACGGCTAGGGACGGAGAAATTCCTGAAGATAAAAGGGAAGAAGCGTCTGAACTCCCACCTATCCAAGAATACTTCCAAGAACGGTATGGGGCTTTATGGAGTCCCGGCCCTTCCAATGGAGATGGAGAAACGGAGATTAAAACGGAATCCTCTA